AAAACGGTTACGGTTAGCAATAGCAGACATGAAATCATCATTAGTTTCCATCAAGCCTTGGCTAAAGATACGTGACCATTCACCACGTTGACCAGACAACGGTCCAAGACTGTTGACAAAACCAGCAGCCCAACGTTGTCCAGCACCAGCGTTACCAGAAAGCATATCCATTAAAGGTTTCAATGTAGACAAACCGGTACGGTCAGTAACAGAAGCACCAAGGATAAACATAGATTTTTCAAAGAACCGCTCAGTCTGAGCCTGTCCAAGCATGTCAAAGTTATCACCAACATTAGCTACAAAAGCAATCCAGTCAGCAAGAGGACCAAGCCACTCGTATGAATACCATTTCCCGTCTGGACCCATGATGCTACGTTTCTTCCAGTTAGATTGCTTTTCACGAGAGCGCTGTGCTTCGCGATCCATCAAGCCATCACCAGTCAAGCGACCGTTTATCAACAGTCCAATAGCAGAAGTGGTAGCCACAAAACCCATAGCTTTACGACCACGAGTTGTGTACTTAAGGTCAGCAATCCTGTTCTGTTTAGCAATAGCATCCATATTGTCAGGATTGATATTGCGTGCCCTTAGAAGCTCATCAATACGTGCTTCATCGGCAAACAGGTCAGAAAGACGGACATGAGCCAATTCGTTAACATCACGTTGGAACGGCGTTAGGAGTGGGTTGTACTTACCAGCAACATCAACTAGGTTCGAGCCCGTAGTGGGGAACATAAGGAATGGTTTCAAAGCTGGAACAGTTCTAGTCAGATCATTAACACTTCCAGCTAACGGTGTGTCAAGGTTCAACGCCATCTCACCAGTAGCATACTTCACTGATTCATCTGTAATCATACCATCTGACCCAAACATTTTGGCGTAGTACTTATCAGCAATAGGCTTGATATTTTCTTTGGTGACAGGTTTACCAGCCGCAACCAGCTCGTCCATAGCGAGGAACCGGGCTTCAGCAGATGCATTAAAGACACCTGTAAATCCGTCCAGAGCTGTCATAGCATTAGGACCAAAGCGTAGGATAGGATCTTTGCTTAGATCTTGAAGCATCTCCATTTGGTTGACAAGATACTCTAGACCATCATTACCTTGTTCCTTTTGTGTACGAGCAGCTTCCTTAAGAAAGTCCATTTCACGTTCTGACTGCAAGAGCAGGTCAAGACGGGTACCAGCACGTACTGCATCAGGTTCACGAGATGCTTTCATAAACACGTCACCTGCATAGGGCAGGGCGCGTTGCATGGTTTCACCAATAGAACTGTAAGCCATCCAACCACGTTGAACTGCTTTTAGATCACCTGCCATGATTGCACCAGCAAAGTGCGAAACAGGTTGGGAAACAATACCACCAAAGTTACCAACCATTGCTTGGATAGGGGTAACAAATGCAGACAGGATACTGTTGTAAACGTTAGACCATACACCAGCAATCAGCTTGTTTTCGACCTCAGGGTTCAGGTTAATAATGCCCTTACCAAGGTCAGCAGTCATACCGTAGATGTATTGGTTCATCTTAGCGATGGTATCAATGCGTCCATCAGTCAGCTCATATGCCATCAGGAATTGATCCATCAGCTCAGGCTGGTTGTCGGCAATCGTACGCATGGTAGAACCAAAACGTTGGGAGTCTTGGAAGATGCGTTGAGCAGTCTCACCAGCACCCAAGGCAGTAGCCTCGGTGTAACCTTCGATGTTTTTAAATCCATTCTGAACCAGTTGGATCAGGTTCATCTTACGGTGCTTGTAATACTTAGCAGAAGCAGTCAACTGAGTGACGTGCTGCATAAGATCAATCACCTTATCTTGTGCTGCTTTAACAGCAGGCGTTCCGTGCATTAGACGGGCACCCTCAGAAACGTCTGAGATGCGTCCAGAAAGGCTTCCAGCAAGCAAGGACTGGGCTCTAGCCATATCCATACCGGTGACCTCTGAACCGAGCTGTCTGAGGGCTCTAGAGGCAACTTCAAATCCTTCCTCTACCAGCACTTCAGTACCGTCAGCTTGACGGACAATATGTGGTTCTAGTACTTTACGGATGTCAGCTTTAGACATACGTGGGTCAATCATCGAGATAGCGAGGTTCTCGTTCTCATCGATAACATCCTTAAAGGTAACCTTCCAATTAGTACCTTCCATGCCGATCTCACCTGCTTTATGCAGTTGATCAGCAAGACCCATAACAATTTCGTTAGAGTTTTTAGATGATTGTAGACCGTACTTAAGAGCAGGTTCAGAGATAATGTTACCCATACGACCATTGACACTATCAAGGTTACGTGCAACACGCACCTGGTCGATAGAGGCACCAACAATACCAAAGTCATCTACAGTACGAACACCAAGTTCGCTGTAATCAAACATGTCATGGACACCCTTGAGGGCAACGTCCATGTTGGGATTGTTCATGTAGTTGTATGCACCGACCTCATCTAGGGCTTCTTCCTGTTTGATAGCGCCTTCAATTAGATACGCTTCAGGGTCGTCAGATCGTGGTTTAGGGGAGTTCTCAGTAAGCCACTTACGTGCTTCTGCCGTCTCACCTACCAACTTGTTAGACCTTCGCGTAGCTAGAGCTGTTTGACCAATGGCAGTACCAAAACGGACAGCAGATCCTAGGAGTTCGACAAACATACCTCCGCCAATGTCTTCACGGATATTCTTCTGTCGTTTCTCGTCAGGTGTATCGCTATCAAGTGTAGCAATACTGTCAGGGATAAAGTCGTAGGTTTTAGGGAAAGACTTCTTAAGAGTACCAGTAAGGTTATCACCTTCGTACTCACTGCTTACCACACCCACACCAAGACCAGCTAGTGATTCAACACCACGGTTGCCAATCCACTGCATAAACTTGTTTTGACCAATAGACCAACCAACACGGGTATTAGCAGCTCTACCAGCAGCACCTAGGACTCCAGTGCCGACCATGGTAGGTACAACAACAGAAGCAATATCACGGGCTGCTTGATATTCTTTATACTGAAACTCAGGCATTTTAGGAATCTCAACGCCTGGTACCATGTTGATAAGATCTGTAGCAAAGTCAACTA